GTCTTGACGCTCCATGCCATCGCCCAGACGTTTCGCCAACGCAAGTGCTTCTTTGAACTTGGTGTCGTACAACGAGATGATGTCTTGCTCACCCTTCATAAAGGTGTACGCCTCTACCAGAGAGCCGTAGAGCAAAACAGAATCAAAGTTGTCACCCAACCATGTTGTGGTTGCTGTGGTGATCGACTGTGGGTAGTAGTAGTAATGCAACTCTACAGAATACGCAGCATCTGGTGTTGGGCCAAGAATGAAGCTCAGTTCATTAGTCACAACGGGGTTTGCATCATTTGTTGTGGTTGGGCCAAACAAAGCATAGTATTTTGGAATCGCTGTGTCTGTTGGTTTTGGGTACGCCTGACGGATAAAGTTCACGTCCTTATTCAGCAAGTATTCGTAGTTACCAAGCGCATCAATAACCGCTATTGAATAAACGGCAAGGAAGTCACTTGGGCATGACAAATACTTGTTGTTGATTGTGGATGTACCCGTCACATTCTTGCGAATGGACGGAAACTGAATCATGTTGTAAATGCGTTGTTCAGCCTGCTCGATGAACCGATTTATCTGGTAGTTCAATTTGCTACCTCCAAAATTGTAAATTTATCTTTTATTTTTGATCCATTGCGAAGTGCGTATCGTACACCTGTGTGACTTACATTTAAATATTTTGCTGCGTGTGAAACAGATAAAAAAGAACAATTTATTTCTGGGCAAAATACATGTTTTGCCCGTGCTGCGCTTCCAATTGCCGCGACACACTTTCCTCTCTGTGTGGCTTCTGGGCTGTTTGAAAGTTGTTTAAGTTTTTCTATTTGGGTTGCCCGCCAGTCAGTATTTGCCCACTGCCGCTTCAAACGCTCTGATCGCGCCTTGCACGTTTCTGCTGATGCAACAACTCCGCGATGGCCTGCGCCTCCTTTGGTAATGTTGTACACAGGAGAAAGTTCTTCTATAAATTTAATTTCAGCCGCGTTCAGTGTTGCCGCATCAAAAGCAGAAAAAACCTCTACAAACTCAAAAGATTCTTTTCCATGCTCAATAATGGCTTTTGTAAGCTTGTATTTTTGCGTGGCTTGGGAATTGGCAGTATTTATGTGCGTCTTCCATCTACGCGCCGCTTTTTGGCGTGTTTGCCCAACATACTGTTCACCAGTAACAGTGTTTGTAACAACGTATATGGAGCCGTATCGTGTCATGCCATTGGGCCTCTTGCCAATTTGCCTTTGGTCTGCGCTTTACCGCCGCGCACAACAATCCCAGAAGTTTTCATGGGAGGATAGTCCTGACTGCGCACGTTAGCCACAGACACGTTTGCCTTTCGCATAGTTTCTTTTGCTGGCTCTTCGCCAACAACCACGCTTGGAGCTTTTTTAGGTTGTTTGTACTCAGCCATCTTAGCCTCCGCGACCAGAAGAGCGTTGATTCATGACCTTCGCCATGTTACGACCATACTTGAGCATGTTGGCGTTTGTTTTGCCGCCAGCCGCCATTTTGTGCATACGTTTTTCGTGGGACTTAACTTCTTTGCCCGCGATCTTTTGTACCTGCTTCTTGTCCATGTTTAAACTCCTAAGTTACGCTTACCGTGACTGTACCAAGTTCCACCGCTAAAACCAAATTATTTGGAGTCAAAGCAGCATCAAAAAACGCTGCCCCACCCACTGGGTTCCAGCCCCACTGAAAAATCCGACTACCGCCACCAACAATACCTTGCGCATCAATGCTTGGGCTGTTGGTCAACACAATTTGCAAACCCGTGCGACCAGACAACTGGTAGCTCAAGTCCGGCCTTGGATCACGCACCCCCTGCGGGTCGTCCACTGGGTACATACCCAACTGTAGCTGCGGCTGATCGGGTTCCCAACACTGCGGGCACACCTTCAAGTCGTATGTTTTGGTCTTGACAACGAGCTTTTTGAGTGCCGTGAGCTTGAACCGGAAACCACATCGGTCGCACTCGGCAATCGAGTTCTTGCCAGAGGAAAACCGATTCCCCATCAGCTACCCCCAATGAACATCTGTCTAGGCACGAGACGCAACGCGGCGCGTTCCTGATCTTCGTCAGCCGCCGTCATCCAAGCCTCGTCATACTGCTGTTTCAAGATGCCCAGCCTGTCCATACCACCGGGCACTTTTAAAGCGACGTAGTAGGCCAATCCAGACACCATACATGGCACAAAACGAAACGGCACGTCCATTACATTGACACCGTTACCGGCATCTTGCACGCGACGCATGCGCCAGTACACAAACTGATAGGTCTGGGAGCCGTCTGGCGTTGGCCAAACAGTCACTCTGGGGGTGTTGTTGACGTAAATCTTGGCTGTTGCGCTGGCAGTGTGCGAGGCTGCTGTTGTGCCGTTTTGTCCACGGAAACAATTACTCAGGGTGTTGCCATCAATGTAGTTGTAGAAAATGGTTTCGCTGTCAAGGTTGATGTAACCAATGGCGGGAAGCCCAACTACGTTGGAAAGAACGATTGTGTCTGTTGTAGCGTTAATGCTGGTGGCCAACACCGCAGAAGTTGGGCTGATTTGGCCGTCCAAACGCTGATACCAGACCTGAATTGGTCTGGCTTGGGTTAATTTGTTGGGGATAGTGGCATATGTGGATACACTGATGCGTGTGATTGTCAAATCAGACTGGGTAGAAGCCACATTTGCGTTGGTTCGGATCACATGATCCAGCAAATCAACCGTGTCTGTAGGCACTGCGTAGGTGTTTAACCCTTGCTCAAAGGTAATGGTGCCCTGCTCGAACGTCCACATGTTGACACCACGGTTTGCCCAGTCGGCAAACAGCAAATTTAACGACCGGCGAGCCGTTTTAAGGTCATAACCAGTGCGCAACTCTGAACCAGCACGCTCAAACGCCTCCTCTACCAGTTCGGTGAGGTCTAAATTAAAGCCTGCTGACCCAGAAGTTGTTGCCATTATCTAAATCCCGCCGTTTTCTTTGCCACCTTGGGTGGTTGCTTCACGAACTGCTTCCCTTTAGCTTTGCCAGCACGTTTTGCACGCGTTGTTGCAGCGTATTCAGAAGGGCTAAGAGCTTTAATTGCAGCTTCAGGAAGGTATCTTTCGCCTGTGTCAGAAGAGCGTTTGCCACTTTTGGTTCTCCACTTTTGATCGCCCCAGTTCTTAAGGGATTGCTGCGGCGCTTTCAATCTTTGTACCCCCCGCCAGCAGCCTTGTACTTCTTGGCTACCAACTGGGCTTTTCTTGCTGACCACTGCCCTGCACCAGTGCCGTGGGTAGCTGCTGCTTTGACTTGAGACACAATCCGCTTGCGCAAACTGGGTTTTGTGTAATTTCCAGCCGCGTTGACTTTCCCACCCTCTTTGTACTGGGTGAAGTCAGTGTCGTCCCGACGGGCTTTTTTCTTCCCGCCGGGCATTTTTGAGGGGTTGATGTCCCCCATTCCACGGCTGGACATCATGTCAAATCATCCTACCTTTGGTCTTGCCTTTGACAGCACAACCGTCAGCACGGCTAGAAGCTGAACTGACTTTGCCGCCTTTTTTGTAGCCTTCTTCTTTGAGGCCTGCACGTTCACCTCTGCGAGCTGCCGCCCGTTCTTGCATACCAGTTTTTTCTGATAAGTAAGCATCGGCATCAGTAAACTTATCACCCACGTACTGCCCAGCCCTTTTTACGTACGCTGCTGGCGTGCCAAGCAAACCGCCTAACTTATCTGCTTCTTCTTGGCGTTCGCGGCCTACTGTACGACCATATTCGCGGCCTTCGTCTTCAATTTTTTTAAGTCTTGCAGATCGATCTGCAAGATAGTTTTTTTCTTTGGGTTTGTTGTCGGCCATGATTTACCCCTTAGCAGGCTTTGCCGCCCATGTTCATTTTGACCATCTTGCCTTTGGTTTTGCCTTTGGAAGCAATACCGTCACGGCTGGGAGCAGCAGTTTTCACTGAACCCATTTTGGCGCTGGTGATGCCGCCAGAAGCCATCTTTTTCATTGGCATTTCTTTTTTGCCTTTTGCCATCTCTTTTTTCTTGGCAATCATTTCCATGAAAGGGTTTGCTTTAGCCATATCACCACCTCTTTTAAAAGTTTTGCCTTTGTCGGCGTTTGAAAAATCCTTGCCCACAGACTGTGGAACTCCCACCTTCTTGGCAAACGATGGGTTGTTGGCCACCGCTTCCATGAAATTGTGTTGCTTCTTACTCGTGCTTGGCATGTCAAACCTTGATGACCCAGCCTTTACCCACAACAAATCCAACAGCTAGCAGGCCAATGAAAATGAAAGCCTTCTCCACAATGGTCTTACCAACCTTCTTGTAGAACTCAGAAGACATTTCTTCAATGGCAAGCTTTGCCGCTTCTTTGGCAATTGCACGTTCGCGTTCGGTCAATTCAATACTGGACATATCAACACTTCCAAGCCCGTAGGCTTTTGTTAATCCTCGAATTTGGATCCTTGGCGGTTTTTTCGCTTGTCAACTTTTTCTTCATGCCTTCCATACGGGCGCAGAAGGAGTCGCGGCGTTTGCCGCCCTCTGGCTGAGGAGCTTTCAAACCCGGCTTCCCCGGGTTCGCTTTGTTGTAAGAGGCGCGTCCTTTGGCGTTCAAACCACCTTTGGGATTCTTCCCCTCTGCTCGTTGCCATGCTGGGGACTTAGCCATAGACAATCGTCACGCCAGTGATGTTGGTTACATCAACGTAAACGCCTGTAGTAAACAAAATTCCTTCGCCGGGGATTGGCAAAAGAAATGTGTTTGCTGTACCTGCGGGAGTGTCTACCTCAAGCAGCAGCGTTCCTGTTGCGTCAGTTCCGTTATAGAACTTGACCGACCCTGCGCTTGCCCCCGCAAGACCATATACAGCTTTTACACGGGCGCGGTAATTAACCGCCTGTCCGTCTGCCGTCAGTCGCGTTGACTGGACATCAGCTTGCATCGTCATGGATTGCTCCTAATCAGGAATTTGCAAACGGTGTGGCAACAGTACCAGAACCAAGCAAAACACCTGTGACATAGTACTTCAAAGAAGCCAAAACAGTCACGGTAATCCAAGAACCTGCTGCTCCACCAG